GATGATTATCATGTAATTGTTTATCAGATTCTATCCTACCTGTATATGCAGCTAAAGCATGGGAAGGATATTGATGCATCACTCATAAGACATGACAGTAAATATCTGCAGATCAACAGAAAGTACTGGACTTATGTCATTGTGAATCTATTGAATGATGGATATATCAGTGGGATAGTAATTGACCAGGATATAGACGAAAACATTGATATATACAATCTTGATAAATGTGAGATTACGCCAAAAGGCATAGAATACCTTACTGATAATTCAACTATTGAAAAAGCCAAGCGATTTATGAAAGACTTGAAAGACATATTACCGTTCGTATAAGCCGACTGTTTAGTCGGTTTTTATTTTGCTCAATTTCAAGAAAGGAGAACCATATGGCTGAAGGATTGAAACCACATCATCACCAGTACTTTGAGTATGACTGTAAAAGTCATTTTGACAGCCGTAGGCACGTCATTGTTAAGAAGGTGACATATATGTGCATGATATGCGGAAAACTCTCTCACGAGACATATGAGGAGTACTGTCCGCCTCCCAAGGAAAGAAAACCTAAAGCATTGATGAAATACAGAAGCAGACAGAAGAGCGGTTGATGTTCTTCTTTTTTTCTGTTTGTCCATAACTTGCATATGACACTAAAAGGTGCATGGATATAACAGTCATACGGACTATAAACGGAGGTATTTAATTATGGAATACGTTAAGAATATGATGCCTTTAAACCTTCAGCTTTTTGCAGAAGAAGGGGAAGAAAAGACAGGCGATGAAGGGAATCCCGATGATGCGCAGTCAGGTGAACCGGAAGATGATAAATCTAAAGTGACAACACTCACAGAGGATGATGTAAACAGAATCGTCAAGCAGAGACTTGCCCGTGAAAAAAAGAAGTGGGAGAAGGATCATACAGAAGCCGAAAGACTTCAAAAGATGACAGATGATGAAAAGAAGCAGTATGAGGAAGACAAGAGAAAAGAAGACCTAGACAATAGAGAAGCAGCAATTACTCGTAGAGAACTGACTGCAGTTGCTAAGGAACAGCTTAATGCTGCAGGAGTACCAGCAGACATGGCTGACTTCATCGACTACACTGATGCTGATACAGTGAACGAATCTGTCAAAAGACTCTCTAAAGCATTCAAGGGAGCAGTTCAGCAGTCAGTTGATGACCGATTGAAAGGGAAAGCACCTTTAGACAAGGCAAAAAACAATGTATTGACTGCTGAGGAAGAGGATGCAAGAAAGGCATTCGCGAATGCACTTAAATTTTAGAAAAGAGGTATAGAACATGGCAATTAACACATTACAGTATTCAACTATTTTTCAGACTGAACTAGATAAGCAGATGGAGCATCTCACTCTTACATCATGGATGGATGCCAATGCCGGACAGATTAAGTATGACGGTGGTGCAGAGGTAAAAATCCCTAAGATGTCATTAGTGGGCTTAGGAGACTATAACAGAGATGAAGGATATAAACAGGGTGCTGTCACTCTTGAATATGAAACATTCAAAATGACACAGGACCGTGGAAGAAAGTTCCTTCTTGATGCAATGGATGTAAATGAAACTAACTTTGTGGCATCTGCTGGCACTGTCATGGGAGAATTCCAGCGTTTACATGTTGCCCCTGAAGTAGATGCTTACCGTATTTCTAAGGTTGTTTCTGATGTTACAGCAAAGAAATCAGCAAACATCCTAACAACTGCACTGACTGAACAGAATATTCTTTCTGAATTAGAAAAGGCAGCGGATACTATCCGTGATAAAGGATATCAGGGCGATATCATCTGTCATATTACATATGACACTTTAAGATTATTAAAGGAAAAGATGGTAAACAGCAACCTTACATCAGGTAAATTAACTATTGGAAATATCACATTAGACATCTATAAGCTTGATGAAATCACATTCATTCCTACACCAAAGAACAGAATGTATTCAGCTATCAAGGTTGATGCTGGAGCAACAAAAGACGCAGGTGGATATACAAAGGGTGAAACTGCTAAGAATGTAAACTTCTTAATGGCGCCAATCAATAGTGTTATCGGTGTTACTAAACAGGATAAGACAAGAGTATTTGACCCTGATACTAACCAGGATGCAAATGCTTGGCAGATTGACTATAGAAGATATCATGACTGCTGGGAAAAGGACAACATGCTTGACCTAATCATTGCTAACGTCTCAGCTGATGCATAATGATCATTGTAAAAAGAATCAACGTTGAAAGGGCCATCCATGAGGATGACCTTCAGCGTTATCTTGACCAGGAATATCGTGTCATTGAAGACAAGAAGAATGATGAAGATACTCCTGTAGAAAACAATGAAGTGACGGACCTCAACGATATGACTGTTGACCAGTTAAAGACTATTGCAAAGGAAAAGGGCGTTAGCGGATATTCTAGTCTTGTTAAAAAGGAATTGGTCGCAGTTCTCACTAAGATGCAGGAGGAGTAATCTATGGATCTAGTTGAGATTGTTGCTGAAAGAACAGGAACGAGTCAGGAGCGTGCAAAAATCTATGTTGAAATGGCAAAACAGCGTGCTCTTGCACATACAAACCGCACTGTATACATCACTGCAATGGATTTCTGTGTGGCTGATCTAGCATGTGCCATGTACTTCAGAGAGGGCATGGTCGGAGAATCATCACATTCAGAAGGTGGCATCACATCTACTTTTCAGTCATCCACTTTTGAAGATATTCTCTCAACTCTCAACAACCTGAGACTGATTCGTGCAGGAGGAATCGTTCACGAAAAGAAGCCGGAGGAGAACCAATGAGACTTTCAGCGCTTAAGAACTATCTTGTATATGAGCCTGTCATCGAAAAAGATGGTGAAGGTGTCACTACTGAAAAGTGGATCAAGAGAAAATCAATGCTTCTTGAGATATGGCCTGCATCCGGTAAGTTACAGGCTGAAATGTATGGGGAGAGACTGAACTACATTCTTAATATGATTCTTCCCAAGGATAAGGATGATGATTTCAGACTCACTGAAAAGTGGGGCGTGAATGTCTATAATCAGTCAATCAATGAACCGGATTATAGGATCATCAGCATGAAGGAATATAACAGACACTATCTCTATGAACTGGAGAAGATTATTAAATGAGCCTCAATGGTGCTAATGAATTATTTAGAAAGCTTCGTGCTATAGATGCCGTTCTTGAGAATCCAGAACAGGTTCTTGGAAAGGCTGCGGAAACAATCAGAAGTGGTTGCGTTCTTGAGTGTCCTGTTAATGATGGTGAATTAAGAAATTCCATTAAGACAAGAGTTGAAGGCGACAAGGGATATGTTTATACAAATAAGGCATATGCTCAATATGTTGAATTCGGAACAGGTCGAAAAGGTGCAGCAGATCATGCTGGAATATCTCCATATGCACATCCTTCTTATACTATGGAACCTTGGTGGATTCCGGAAGATAAGCTATCAGAAAGTGCGATAAAGCATTATCATTGGGTAGTTATTGAGGTTGATGGAAAGAGATATTACAGGTCGGATGGACAGCCTGCACAGCCATTCATGTACCAGGGAGCAAAGAAGACTGAAAAGAAAGCAGTGAAGGATGCTGGTATAGTAATCAGCCAGTTAATTGAAAAGGATTAAAAGCATATGATCAACATTAAAGATAAAGTATATAAGGCTCTGACAGATGAAGGCCTTGAAGTCACTGATATCTATCCTAAGGACTGGGTTAAGCTTCCAGCAGTTCAGTATGTTGAGGAAGATAACAGCGTGGCAGAATGGACGGACGACAAGGAGCAGACATCACATGTCCTTTACAGAATCGAAATCTGGGATACTAAGAGCACATCGGGTACAGCCTTGAAAGTTGATAAGGCATTATCAGCAATGGGGCTAAAGAGAGTATCATGCAGAGATATTGATGATGCATCAGGACTTAGACACAAGAAAATGAGTTATGAAGCATATTATGATAGTGATTACATCTATCATGGTATGTAAATGATAAGGAGGAATTATATAATGCTAGCAAATGGCGCTAAATTATCTTATGACAAGACAAACAATGGAACTTCTTTTACTGACCTTCCAGGGTTAAAGAAGATTCCTGATATGGGTATTGAAAAAGAAAAAGTTGAAAACTCTTCACTTGATGATGCAGTTAAGGTCTATGAGTTTGGTATCGGAGACCCTGGAGACCTTGAATATACATTCAAGTATGACAACAGCAAAGCAACATCTTCATACAGATTAATGAGGGAACTAGAAAAAACAGGGGCTACCGCAATGTTCAAGGAAACATTGAAGGACGGCACTACAACTACATTCTCAGGACAGGTCACTGTTAAAAGAGCGGGCGGTGGTGTCAATGATGCTATTGAATTCACTGTTGCAATCGCATTACAGTCTGAACTCACTATTACTGATCCAACAGAAGTAGCAGCATAGAAAGGAAGATATAGATAAATGGCAGAAAAAGCAAAAAGAAAACCGTTCATTATTTGGAAAATCGGTGAAGAAGAATACAAATTAAAACTAACAACAGGAGAAATCTCTAGACTAGAACAGATGTATGGTGGAAGTCTTATCAACCTTCTTAATACAGAAACAGGCATGACACCATTATGTACTATGTTAGACATCACCCATGGTGGTCTTCAGAAATTCAACAGCAACATCGACAGAAGCGATGTGAATGATATGTTTGATAGATACATCGATGAAGGTGGCTCACAGACAGAGTTCCTTAGTGATGTTCTTATTCCATTGTTCCAGGTATCGGGTTTTTTCTCTGGGGCTCTCGAAACGAAAATGGAAAAGGAAATGGCGGAAGCCAAGAAGAATCTCTAGAAGATATCCTGATTACAGATTACATATACAAGGCGGTCTATGATCCAGCGCTTGATGCTGGAGTAGACCCCTTTTCATTTTGGAATTATTCGTTAGATGAGCTATACGATATTATTTCAGCGCATGAAAGAAAGAAAAAAGAAATGGTGCGACAGGAAGCGATATCTCTTCAGATACAGGCCCTTCAGATAAGGGATTGTATTTCTGCTGTCCTTAACGGCAAGGATGATTCATTCACTCCTGCACAATTGTGGGACTTCTATCCTTCACTTTTTGAAGAGGACAGGAAAGAGTTTGAAAAAGAGAGGGAAAGAAAAGAGGTCGCAAACGCTAGATCTTCTCGTATTGCCTTCAGTAGAAGACATAATGAAGCACTAAGAAAAAGAAAGGCGGTGATGCAGAATGACGGTAGAGGAACTGCAGATAGTAATATCTGCTCAGACGAAATCAGCGAAATCAGAACTGAACAGCGTGAAGAATGAAGTCACCGGCCTAAAGAATCATGTTGATAAGGTCACAGGATCAATTGGCAATTCATTCAAGAGTATCCGCAATATTGTGGCGGGTCTTGGTATTGCTTCTCTGATTAAATCAACGATATTAGGTAATGTTGATGCTGCAATCAAGAGAGTTGATACTCTTAGCAATTACAGCCGTGTGATGTCGAATCTAGGCGTTGGCAGTGTTCAAGCGAATGCATCTGTACAGAAACTAAGCAATAAGCTTATTGGGCTCCCAACAACCCTAGACGATGCATCGGGCGCAGTACAGAGATTCACATCAGTGAATAGTAATATCTCTAGATCAACAGATATGTTCCTTGCACTAAATAATGCTATTCTAGCAGGCGGTGCAAGTTCTGAGATACAGAAATCAGCACTTGAACAGTTGTCACAGTCATATGCCAAGGGTAAACCGGATATGTTCGAATGGCGTTCAGCGATGACTGCAATGCCTGCACAGATGAAACAGGTGGCTGAGGCCATGGGCTTTGTAAATGCTTCCGCACTAGGTGAGGCTTTAAGAAACGGAACGGTATCAATGGACCAGTTCATGGATACAATTATGAAGTTAAATACACAGGGCATTAACGGCTATCAGTCATTCGAGGAACAGGCAAGAAATGCAACAGGTGGAATTGCTACATCAATCGCTAATATGAGAACAGCTATTGTTAGATGTATGTCAGATGTAATGAACACAATTGGACAGTCTAATATTGCTGGATTCTTTACCAATATTGCAAAGGCAATTAATTCCTGCGTTCCATATGTTGTTGCATTCACTAAAGTTGTTATGGTCGCCGTTGGGTATCTGACGGCACTGTTTGGTGGCAAGTCAAAGAAGTTGAGTTCTTCTTTTGGTGGAGTGTCAAACAATGCTAAGAAGGCAGCAGGAAACACAGGGACTCTTGCAAAGAATATGAACGATGCTTCCGACAGTTCGCAGAAGCTTTCTAAAGGCGCAGGTGGAACAGGAAGCGGATTAAAAAAGGCAGCAGGTAATGCTTCTAAACTCAAGAAGGAATTGAAAGGAGCTCTTGCTGGATTCGATGCAATCAATAACATCAATTCAAGCAATGGTTCAAGTGATCCGTCTTCAGGTGGCTCAGGTGGTTCGGGCGGTGCTGGTGGTTCCGGTGGTGATATCGGCGGATTCAGCATGGATGACAGCGGCGCAGAAGAACAGAAAGGGCTTCTTGAAGAAGTAGATAAGCAGTTAGAAGAAATCAAGAAGAAGGTTGCTGAATTCTTCCAGCCTTTAAAGCAGTCATGGGATAAGTTTGGTGCGCCGATGATTGCAGCTGCAGTATATGCATTTAATGGTGTCAAGAATCTTCTTATGGAAATCGGCAAGTCAATGTATACAGTGTGGGAAAACGGCACAGGTGCAAAGACTGTCGAACTGATATTGAAGATATTCACTAACATCTTCAAGATAATTGGCAATATCTCTCAAGGACTGGCCGATGCATGGAACACAGCAGGCCTAGGTGATTCAATCATCCAGCATTTATGGAATATATTTAACTCTATATTGAAGATCATCAATGAGATTCTGAAAATTGTGAGAGATGTTACTAAAGCGATTGACTGGACTGCTGTATTAGGTGCAGTGGATGTGGTTCTTATTATCATTGATGGGTTATTCTCTTTCATAGCAGATAATGTAGGTCGTATTCTTGGCATACTCTCAGTTATTGCGGGATTATCATTATTTTCTACTCTTGCTGGAATTCTTGGTACTGTTATCACACAGATACAGCTTGCAGTAGGAGTATTTTCAGGTTGGGCATCACTTGCAACTGCATTGAGCGGTGCATTTGGAATTCTTCCACAGATATTCGCATCTATTGTAATGGCGGTGAATCCTGTAAATGTCATCATAGGGGCAGTCATTGCTACAGTGGTAGACTTATGGCAGAAGAGTAAAAGTTTTAGAAATGACATAGTAAGTATCCTAGGAAATATCGCCACTATTGTTCAGAAGGTATTTCTAAATATTGTGGCACCTATCATTGATACAGTTGGTAAAATCATCATGGATTTTGTGGAAACTGTTCTCAAACCGTTGTGGAACGCATGGGAGAATGTATTCCAGAGCATAATGGGATTATTAAGTGATTTTCTAAAGTTCGCCACACCTATATTCAGCACAATTCTTGATATTCTAGGACCTATATTCAAATTGGCCTTAACACTATTGAGAGGTGTATTTGATATGGTATTTGCTGCAATCAGAGGAATTATTGAACGCGCAGACAAAACAATCTGCGAAAGAGTCAACAATATCAGAGAATTCTTCCGTAATCTAGGTGAATGGATGGAAGGAACTTTCGGTTTCAAATGGAAGAATGTGTTTGAAACGGTTAAGAATGCCGTCAAGGCGTTCAGAGATTACGTGGGTCCTATCATTAATTCGTTGGAAGTTATTTTCTTGGGTCTTACTAGCTTTATCAGTGGTGTATTCTCAAACAACTGGAGAAGAGCGTGGTTTGGTGTCAGACAGATATTTGAGAGCATTACTTCTGGATTAGTAAACATCTTCAAGGCACCATTGAACTTCATGATTGATGGAATCAACAAATTCTTAAGTGGTATCGGCAAGATAAAGATTCCTGACTGGGTTCCGGGTGTCGGTGGAAAAGGATTCTCAATTCCTAGGATTCCTAGACTAGCAAAAGGTGGTATCGTAAGTGCATCCACTATCGCCAATATTGGTGAAGCAGGAACAGAAGCAGTAATACCATTACAGAGAAACACACAGGGACTTGATATGATTGCTGAAAAGATTTCAGAAAGATTATCACTTTCTCAGAATGACGGCACAGGTGCTACCTACGTCATTAAATTAGTGCTTGATGACGGCAGAGTGATCACTAAGATGGTGATTGACAATATCAAGGACTATGAAGCACGCACAGGCAAGCCTGTATTTGACTATTAGGAGGTGGAATAAATGGCAGATGAAGCGAAAATCAAGATAAACGGAACACTTATTCCGACTCCTTCAGAGATTAGCGTAGAAATCAATGATTTAGATTCGGATAGTGTTAGACCTGTATCAACAGGCATCTTAAGAAGAAATAGAATACGTTCTAACATGCTTAAGATTACATGTACATATAAGTTGAATACATTCACAGATGTAATGAATATTCTGAAGGTACTCACTCCGGCAGAGTTCACAGCAGAACTCTACATTCCTGATCATGGTATCAGAGGAACCAAGAAGATGTATGCTTCAAATAAGAAGTACAATTATAAGAGAGTGCAGTCAGGTCTAAAGGCAGATTCATTCTCTTTTTCTCTGATTGAGGTGTGATCATATGCTTATAAAATATGGAGAGACAAATGTAACGGACAGACTTCTTGATTATAAGATGTCTGTCTCTTTTGCTGACTGCCGTATGATAGGCAACGTGCCATCAATTGAACTGACAATGAAGTTTGATAACTATGACGGCATTCTTGACAATATCGACATCAGCAAGTACTGGGAAGTCAAGGAGAATGATGCATCTGATACAAGATACTTCAAGGTGTATGATCAGCCGGAGAAGTACACCAAGGAACTCACTCTCAAGATGTATGACAACAACCATTCTCTTGACAAGGCATACGATACTAAACTGTCTTATCCTGTCGCTATAAAAGACCAGCTAGACGAGATTGAAAGTCTGACTGGTCTTTCTATTATTCGTGAAGGAATACCACAGTATGTTCTTGATAAGAGCGTATCATGGTACGATAACACGATTCTTATAAGAAATTACTTAGGCTGGATTGCGGAACTGTTTGCAGCAAATGTCTATGCAGAGGGGATTGATTCCGTTAGGTTTGTACCAATTGAAAAGAGCGCCTTTGCTGCTACACAGGATTTAACAGATTATGAGAAGAATGAAGTGTATACACTCACAAGAGTATATGCTGAAAATGGGCTCAATCCTCTTTCTAAAGGCGACGAAACAGGAAATACGCTATTTATTGATTCAGCAAATCTATATGCAGATGAACAGAGCATTATAGACAGCATCTATGACAGACTTAAAGGATTGACTTTCAATCAGGTGAAGAATGTCACAATGATATCGATTGATAACCTTCTTCCTGGTGCTCTTGTCAATTATAACAGCAATGAATTCACTTTCTTTGTATCTGATCTAACTGTCAGTTATAAAGGTGGACAGTTTTCTATGTCTACGGTTGACGGCAGTGTGACAACAAAGAATGAAGAAAAGACAGTGAATCGTGTATCTAATACAACACGAATCAGAAAGCTGCAGGTCCAGCAGGACCAGGAATCATTGAAACTGGATATAATCGCAAAGGAACAGGAAGGCATCAATGACAAGATGTCGCAATTAAGCCTGTCCAATGAGAAGATATCACTAAGGGTTTCAGAAGTTGAAGAAAAGGCTGGAGAAGCAATCAAACAGGCACAGGGTTCAGTTAAGAAGTTTGTTTGCGAGTATGCTTCTTCGAATGACGGAACGATTCCACCAGAAACAGGTTGGTCAGAGACTGCACCGACATGGCGTCCAGGATTCTATATATGGCAGAGAACTGCTACGACGATCAACAATACTGTCACATACAGTACACCAGTATGTATAACAGGTGCAAAAGGTGAGGATTCTATATTGTTGTGTATAGAGTCATCAAACGGCACGACGTTCAAGAACAGTGATGTGGCAACTATATTCACAGTGAACATCTATGTGGGTGGAGTTGTGATTGATAACTCTTCAAAATTGAGAGAGACATTTGGAGATAATGCATATCTGCAGTGGTTCATTAAAAGGCATGGAGAGACAGAATTCAGCAAGATCCCATTAGATGATTCAAGACTCAACGATAACGGGTTCATGTTTACTATTTCAGCGAAAGACATTAAATTCAAGGCAGTATTCAACTGCGAATTAAACATTTAGGAGGAAAATTATGGCAATTAAAGCGGTCAATCAGATTGACGTTATCGACTTAACCGATGGTTATTCCGTCGTATTAACTAATGACAACTATACATTCTTAGGTACTACTACTTCTGTAAACGGTACACAGACAACTACTACACAGGTAATGGCATTGTGCGGGAGTGAACAGGTTCCGTGCACAGTAGGGACTATCACATGTCCTACAGGAATTTCAGCAGTATCTGACGGCAAGTCACCAATGCCAACAATCACAGTTACTGCAACATCTGCATTAACTAAGAGTGGCACTATCACTATTCCTATCGTCGTTGATGGTGATATTACAATCAACAAGACATTCAGTTTCTCAATTGCATTCAAAGGTCAGACAGGACAGAATGGTACAAGTGTTACCGTAAGTTCCACTTCTGTAACTTACCAGGTCGGTGCAAGTGGAACTACTAAGCCAACAGGTGAATGGAGCGCTACTGTTCCAAATGTACCGAATGGTCAGTTCCTTTGGACTAAGACAGTAGTCAAGTATTCTGACGGCAAATCAACAGAAGCCTATTCAGTCTCTTATAAAGGTACAAACGGCTCAAATGGTTCAAACGGTACAAGCGTTACTGTAAGTTCAACATCTGTAACATACCAGGCAGGCACAAGCGGCACTACTCCTCCAACAGGAACTTGGAGTACTACAGTGCCTAGCGTGGCAAATGGTCAGTACTTATGGACTAAGACGGTAGTCAACTATTCGGATGGTAAATCTACTGAATCATATTCAGTTTCCTACAAAGGTACAAACGGCACAAATGGGAAGGATGGCTTAGATGCTATCACTATGGCAATCACTTCAAGCGGTGGAACAATCTTCAAGAACACTGCTATCGCTACAACTTTAACTGCTCATGTCTACAAAGGTGGAGTTGAAGTGACTGGCTCTGCGTTATCTGCATTAGGAACCATCAAGTGGTATAAGGACGGTGGAACTACTGCTGTAGCAACAGGTGCGACATACACAATCGGTGCAGGTGATATCACAAACAAGGCAACATTCAGCGCTCAGCTAGAAGGTTAATTATATGGTTAAGGCATCGGCTAGCATGACCCTCGTGAGAGTCAATGATGGCGAGGACGGGCAGGGAATTCGCTCAATCACTCCGGAGTATTACCTATCAGATTCTTCAACACAGATGCCCGATTCAAACAGTAACGGGTGGAAAAGCGTTCCCGATGACTACATTGACAAGCATTATTACTGGGTTAGGTCAAAGATATTATGGGATGATGGAACATATACAACGACCACCCCAGTGCTTGCAAATGACCTAAAGTCAATCATTGATGATTACGACAACAGAATAAACAACATGAACAGTCAGCTGCAGCAGGCGACTAAGGATGCTTCTTCATCTATTGAGCAGACCAAGGCATCCATCTTACAGACAGTATCAGAGAATTATTACAGTGCGGTTGATGGAGCAAACCTTGCTTCTACTGTATCTACTATTCAGCAGACAACAGAAAGCATTCAGATGGGATTTGTAAAGAAAGAAGACTTTGGTTCTCTTTCTGATACTGTATCAAAAAATCAAACTCAGCTGAATACTTATATCAGATTCAATGCAGAAGGCATAGAGATAGGTAAACAGGAATCTGAATTCAAAACCAAACAGACAAACAGCAAGTACTCTATTCTTCAGAACAATGACGAAGTAGCGTACTTTGCTAACAGCAGAATGTATAACTCAAACATCGAAGTTTCTAGTTCACTAAGAATCGGAAACTTCGGATTCATTGTTAACCACGATGGATCTTTAACCTTTAAGAAAGTAGGTGGTGACTGATGGCAACATATGCAACATGCAGTGCATCGTTTGGTGGTGGCAATGGTAATGTCACAATGACAATGACACGAACAGGTGTTAATGTTGACGGAAACTATGATTTATGGACTGCTACACTAACTAAATACTATAAGTGGAATATTAACTCAAGCGCTACTAAATACGGCTCTATGTGGGCTAATGGCGTACTGTTATGGTCTGGTGGAGTGACTATCGGAGGTAGTGGAACAAAAACACTTGCTACCGTTACGAATATCAAGATTCCTCATGACAGCAACGGTAGCAAGCATTTTGATTTCTCGTTCTCACAGGAACTCAAAGTTACACTATCCGGTAATTATGTAGGCAGTGTATCTGCTTCGGGTGGTATCGACTGCGATGTTATTCCGAGAGCGACTAAGCCATATTGTTCTCCAACATCTGTATATTTTGGCAACAGTGTCACAATCAAGACACCTAGAGCGTCATCTGATTTTGGGCACGTAATCACGTACAGCTTTTATGATAAAACTGAACAAATTGCTGATAATCAATGGAATGATGAATTCAAATGGACAGTACCGACTTCACTGATCAGCAAGATGACTAACACGTCATATTCATATATGACATTCAAGGTAGATACATACAATCGTGCCGGAAAGTACATCGGTACTAACTACTGCCGATTGGATTTAGTACTGCCATCGGGCTATGAGCCAACTGTAACAGGAATCACATACACAAATGAAGATGCTGCAATCGCAAAAAGATTCGGAGCATCAACAATTATACAGGGTGTTTCGAAAGTCAAATGCAATGTATCTACCTCAACAAAGAATGGTGCTACAATCACGTACTACCAAAACGAGATTGACGGACAGAGCATACCTGGCCCAAACAGTTTCTTTACGACACAGCCACTCAAGTCTTCTGGTATAGTTGTTCTTAAATCAACGGTTACAGATTCGAGAGGACAGAAGGCTACACTGTCTAAAAACATTAGTGTTACAGAGTGGTGGTCACCAGCAGTCAAGAATGTAACTGCACAGCGCTGGAATGTATCGACTAACAAGGCGGATGATGAAGGTACGGCGGTTAAGATTACTTATTCATTTTCAATCGCACCTGTTGCAAATAAAAATGATAAGTCTGTCATGATCCAGTACAAAAACGGAGAAACATGGACTACTCTTGCAACTTATACAGATTCATACAGTGGCGAGAACAAGGTATATATATCATCTGCTGGCAAGTTCAATACGGATAATGCCTATTCGTTCAGAGTGCTTGTGAAGGATTACTTTACAACGGACGGAGTTGCATCTTATGCTGCAATTTCGCCTTCGTTCAAACTGCTTGATTTTTCGGCTGATGGCAGAGGAATTGGAGTTGGATGCAAGGCAGAGAGTGGTAAGTTAAAGGTGGATATGCCTCTTGAAGCACAGTCATTTAATGGGTATGTGTTCGATTTCGATACAGAGAATCAAGTAGATACGTGGGTTCCCGTGCTCACAGATAAGAAGATACAGCATAAGTATATTGGTTGGTCTGATTGGATCTCTTGTGGAACTAATGCATGTGGTATCACACTGAAATACCGATATAACGACGGATTGAAACTCTGCGAACTGAACTGGGATGGTGTAGTAAATGCTCCAATTGGAGGGAATACGTTGGGATACATGTGGACAGGATTTCCTGCTGATAAGAAACCAAAAGGCAATATTTTCATTCCTGTACCAAACTCTGTTGCAGAAGCTGGGTTAGTCATCAGATATTACCCTTTAACCAACGATATGACAAAAGGCAATTTTACTTTGACTTCGTTAAAGAATAATGTAAACGACGCTTACATTTGTGGCACATTTATTTACTCATATGCTTAAAAAGGAGAAGGAAATATGAAATTATATGATACATCATTGAAATACATGGATGCGATTAACGCAATCGGAGGCACTATTGTAGCGGTATTGACTGCTGCATTAGGCACACATTGGTTTTTATTCGTAGGCTTTTTAACATTAAACATCATCGACTACATCACAGGAATTAGAAAATCTCGTTTAACAGGCAAGGAGAATTCTGCCAAGGGAGTGCGTGGTGTATGGAAAAAGTTAGGTTACTGGCTAATGGTGCTAGTAGCATTCCTTGCATCAGCAATCTTCATTGAAATTGGACAGACAATTAACATCGATTTGACTATCACAACTTATGTGGGATGGTTCACTCTTGCTTCTCTAATTATCAATGAGTTAAGAAGCATCATTGAGAACTTCGTTGAAGCAGGTGATAATGTACCATCTGTTTTAACTAAAGGCTTAGAAGTAGCAGAAAACGCTATCAACAAGGAGAATAACAATGGGTAATGATGAATTTCTAAAGATTGCAGTTGAAGAAGTAAGAAGATATACAAACGAACATCTAGAAGATCCACAGGATTTCGATATCTATGTAGTGTGGGTATGCAAGACACTTCAGAACAATAAGGCATTGCTATCAACTACACTGTTAGACGGAATGTATTTTGAATGTACTTATAACGGAGACAAACAAGAAATGTATCTTGATGCATACCGTAAATTAGAAAATAGATGTATCAAGTGTGAGGTATGAGACATGAAGATATTCATCTCACAGCCTATGAAAGGTTTCTCTGAAGAAGAAATCAGATACAACAGAGAAAAGGCTATAAAAAAAATCAAAAATCTCTATGGTGATGATGCTGAAATTATTGATAGTTTTATCGATGGAGAAGGTACTCCATTATGGTACCTTGGAAAATCTATTGAATTATTATCAACTGCTGATATTGCTTACTTTTTAAAAGGTTGGAATACTGCACGAGGATGCAGAATCGAATACATGTGTGCTGAAAATTATGGAATCGGCACATATCTTGAGGAGGATTAAACAATGGAATTACAAGACACTGTAGAACTTATGAACAGTTCTGATTATAAGGATAGATTTAAGGCAGAATACTGGCAGGCAAAAATCAGATATGACAAGTTAGATGATATGACTGTTAAGTACGAGGCACGTACTTTGACATTCATTCCTAAATGCTCGCTTGACTTATTGAAAGAGCAGAAAAAGCATTTAGGAAATTATATTCGCACTCTAAAGATTAGAGCAGAAATTGAAGGAATTGAATTATAAGAAAGAAGGTATAAAGTATGATTATTAATGTACATGGTGGACATTCTCTTAAATGCAGAGGAGCAACAGGATTATTAGACGAAGTCAATGAAGACAGAAAAGTTAAAAATAAAGTCATTGAGTTGTTAAGAGCAAACGGGCATACAGTATATGACTGTACTGATGATAATGGAAAAGACCAGAATTCTAACCTAAAAGCAATTGTAAATAAGTGTAATGATCATAAGGTTGACTTAGATGTCTCTATTCATCTCAACGCTGGAGGCGGAACAGGTACAGAGGTATATGTCTATAGCGACAACTCAAAAGCCAAAGATGAAGCTGAAAGAATCGTCAAGAATATTTCTAACACTCTAGGTATTAGAAATAGAGGTGTTAAAACATCTACAAAGTTATATGTGTTGAGAAAGACTAATTCTCCAGCACTACTTGTTGAGTGCTGCTTTGTTGACAACGCTATTGATAAAGTGAAATGGAACGCTGACAAGTGCGCAAAGGCAATTGTAGAGGGTATCTTAAATAAGAGTGTTAATGAACACGTTGAAACTCCTACACCTAAGCCACAGAGCAATGCATCTAGTGCTTTAGGCACTTATATGATTACTGCTAGTGATTTAAGTGTCAGAACAGGACCGGGCGCAGGATATAGAAGAAAAACATACAATGAATTAACTAAGAACGCTAAGGCTCACGATTACGACAAGGACGGCTGTCTAAATTATGGCACTCGTGTCACAGTTTCTAAATTCGATGGGGATTGGGCAAAGATTCCAAGTGGTTGGGTTGCGAAAAGATATTTGAAAAAAGTCTAATTCTACTTTTATTCTAAGTATATTCTTAAAGATGTTGACTAAACTCGACTTAATTTCGACTAAATCTCGACTACACAACAATTTATATTCATAAGAAAAGACCAGGGCTATTTGCTCTGGTCCTTTTTTGCTTTCTCTATGTCATCTCTTATAAGTTTTTTAATGTAACCCATTTTAGATTCGACATGATCAAGTTTTTCTAGAATGTCTGCATCTGTTTTCTTATTGAATGCAAGATTAACGCATTTTGTCATCTTTTTTGCATAGTTTGCACTTGCTTTCTTCTGTGCTTCAGTTGACACGGTTATACCTCCCTTAGAATAATTTTGAAATCAAGAATACTAATACTGCAATAAGCCCAATCAATTCGATAGCTTTTAAAATTAATTTTTCCATTGTTTTCTTTGAAAAGTGGTTTTATAATAGTGATAGGAAGAGAGGACAAGCCTCTCAACCTACTTAGTTAAATAGTTTGATTAGAATCAAAATCCAACCAATCAAGGAAATGATTTTAATCACTAGCGCTTCGAATAGGTCCAATATTCGAAGCATTTTTTTTAACTTCTTTTCCACTTTCCTTACCTCCTTTCTTGATTATAGTATATCATAAAATTATACAAATGTCAATGTATATTGATATATTTATGAGAATATTATATAAAAAATATCAGTAAACAATGATAGTTTTTGTGTTTTAATTCTGTTGTTTCTAACACTCAAAATGAGCGTTATAACTTATCAAAAAATAAAAAAATGGCTTATTAAGCCATAAAACTAGAATTATAAGTGAGCGTTAAATAAGTGTTAGAATGAGCGTTATAAATATATGATGCGCCACTATGTAAGTACTAAACTAGTAACGAATCAGTAACAAGGGGCAAAAAGTCTAGGAAACAAGCCAATTTTAACATCATATATAAATGTTTCATAATAATTTTCCTCCTGTATTTATGCGGTTTTTTAGGGGTTTGAAACACTATGAAAGCGTAAACTAGTAACAAATCAGTAACAAGAAAAGCCACTCCTTGAAGTGGCTTCCGCAGGTAGGCTCACTTAGAGTGCTTCAACCGCTAACACAATAAGTATATCACAATATAATAAAAAAGCCGACTGTTGCCGGCTCTCTCATATAAGAAAAATAATAAAGATTTTGGTTTGTTGTAATAGCTGCAGAAAGGAGACGCATATTTACAACAGCCTAATTATATAATCCTGAGCGCCATTTATCAAGTGTCATGTGGAACGCTCACGGAACGCTTTTGGAACGCTAGAATTTTATCTTATTGATCTCTGTCCACAATTTATTTTTTGAGGCATTAGTATAGATATCAAAAGTGATATCATTAAGCTTATGCCCTAGTACTTTCTTTCTGATGTAAATGTCAACGTTGTAAAGCTGACAAAGAGAAGCAAAAGTATCTCTTGTATCATGCATCTTGTGGTTCATGCCTAACTGATCATTGAGGGCATAGAGTACAGTCATGTAAAACCATGTGCGCTTAGAATCAAATAGTCTTTCTTTCTTATTAATCAGTTCATCAATGACATACTGCTTGATTCCTTCATGAATCGGAATGATTCTGTTTCTTCCGGCTTCAGTCTTAGAACCAGTAATGATATAACTGATTTTTCTTTCTACTCCATCATCATTGCAAGGCTCATCTATGTGTATCTGTTTTCTATCAAGTGAGAGGAGTTCGGAAAGCCTACACCCTGTATAGATATAAATAAGCAGCACATGCGCTTCTGGTGTATCTAGTTTCTTGAGTTTTCTTATTTCATCTATAGTAAAGGTTTTATGCATTGTTGATTTAGGAAGATTCTTTATTTTTATATAAGTAGAATAATCATCATCTCTACTGATATATTTATGCATTACTGCATACTCGAAGACTTTGACACAGATGTACTTCATATCTCTCTGTACACTTACACCAGTATCCATTTCGTCAAATATGCTCTGCATGTCTCTTAATGTGATTATATTGACAGGCATATTCGACAGCCTATCAAGATGGCTGAAAGCATTCAGAATATTCTTGTGTCCTTTTTCGGATCTCTTAATAAATGTTTCATTGTCTATGATAGTAAAGATTTCCTTAAATGTTGGTACTTTCTTTTGTGTCTTTTCCTGTATTCTATCAAATAGATCAGGAGCGAGGTTTCTTGCTTCTTCATTTGTTATGCTGCTTGATCTCTTTAATGAGTAAAGGGATAAGGCATTCAATGCTTCTTCTCTACTTGCAAAGGTGCCTATACATATCTGTTTCTTCTTGCCTGTTATTATGTCACGCTCCTCACTCATTACACGGGCACAGTAGGGGTTTCTTCTCTTGCCCGATAATTTAACCACGGTACCACTATTATTCGGTCTACGTCTAAATCTAGAGTTTCTAGGCATGATATGACACGTCCTTTCAGTTGTAATTTGCCTTGAACGTGCCAATTGTGATATAATTGAGTACGTAAAAGGACTTTATGCGAGGTTTCTTTTATATGAGTGATACGCCAATATCACTGTTGCACCCTAGCGCCAACTAGGGTGTTTTTTTATTGCATAAAGCAAAAGCCCCTTATCTTTTGATAAGGAGCTTTACTAACCACATCAGGTGCAGTCATTTCTGTTCCTTACCATTGTATACATCAAAAAAGGTTTTATCAATATTTTTTTATAAGATCGCCTGCTTGGACTTTATCTTTATTTTTAAATATCACCTTTTAATGTTTTTTTTATTTGTTCATTGATTTTACAAGACAGACTATAATTACAACATCAAGCACAATTTGAATTATATCTAGTGCAATCTGCATAATATCGCTTCCTTTCAAAAAAATAGTATTTTTAGCCTACATCAATCTTCCCAGTTGAAATCTTTGATAACTTTCTTTAATTTTCCTAGACATCTAATATTGTTGTTCAATGGATCAACAACGATAGGGTCAAAATCTGCATTCATTGGCTGAAGCATGATTATTCCGTTTAGTTCCTTATACTTCTTGCAAGTGGCTGTATTGGTGTCTGTACAGAAGCATCCAATAACACCATCATCTACTTTATTCACTTTCTCAAATATAAGAAGATCACCATCAGAGATACCAGCATCCTTCATGCTTTCGCCACTTGCATATTGTGCGAAGTATTTAGCTGACTTGCTCAAGCCTTTAGAAGGCACAGGAATCATATCAATGATATTGTCATCTACAAAGCCACCGTTTCCACAGCAAAGCGTTTCATATAGAGGAACTTTAACATATGATACTTCTATGTCGTTATATACTTTTTCATCATCCATAATAAAATAAGATGGTTTTACTTCAAATATCTCTGCTAACTTTACAATTGTTGTTTTCTTTAGATTGGTTACTACACCTTTCTCCCATTTTGCGACTGCTGATTTTTTTACTCCAATCATATCTCCTAATTCTGTTTGAGTCAGTCCGAGCCTTTTGCGTTGATATGTTATCTTTTCTCCAACGTTCATAATTATATTTCTCCTTTTCTATATATATAGAATATCTCTTTTTGATACTTTTAACAATAAAAATGATATAAAAATAGGAAAAAAAGATACTTTTGTGTTGATTTTTGATATTAATAGGGTATAATTAAAAGTGTCATAAAAAAGACACTAGTGAGGAGGTGGAACAATTGAACAAGAAAGAACTTTTATCAGAAATGATTCTTCACGATGATACTAGAACTGATTTGGCAGAAGCCTTAGGCATGTCTTTAGGTACTTTAAACGCCAAAATCAATGAAACCAATGGCAGATGCTTCAATCAATCAGAGATTGCATTTATTAAGGATCGTTATGATTTAACTGCTGAAAAAGTAGACAGAATTTTTTTTACTTCAAAAGTGACTTAAAAAGAAACATTGGAAAGGAGAAACAAAAATGAACGAAATACAATTATTTAATTTTGAAAATCATGAAGTGAGAAGTCTTTTACTTAATAACGAACCTTGGTTCGTCGGAAAAGATGTTGCTGATGTTCTCGGGTACCAAAACAGTAGTAGAGATATTAACCGACACGTAGATGAAGAAGATAGGCAAAACTACCAAAACGGTACTTTTGATTCTCCAAGAGGGATGACAATCATCAACGAATCAGGACTATACAGTTTAGTTCTCTCAAGCAAATTACCAAGCGCCAAGAAGTTCAAACGTTGGGTAACATCTGAGGTGTTGCCAGCATTAAGAAAAACAGGGCAGTACCAAGTGAAGGAGTTAAGTGGCTCTGAACTAATGGCTAAGGCATTAATTGAAGCACAGAGCGTTCTAGCTGCTAAAGACAAGCAGATTGAAGAAATGAAGCCAAAGGTTGTATTTGCTGATGCAGTAGCAACTAGCCACACGTCAATCTTAGTTGGAGAGCTTGCAAAGATTCTAAAACAAAATGGCATTGACATGGGTCAGAAGAGATTATTTGCATGGCTCAGAGAAAAAGGATATCTGATCAAGCGCCAGGGCACTGATTACAACATGCCTACACAGAAGGCTATGGAACTAGGTCTCTTTGAAATCAAGGAAGGCTCTTATGTCAACGGCTCAGGTGTAAACATCACTACTAAGACACCTAAGATTACTGGCAAGGGTCAGCAGTATTTCATTAACAAGTTCCTTCAATAGGAGGTGATCATCATGGATGAATGGAGTATCAGCGTTGAGGAAGTAATGAGAATCACTAAGAAAAGTAGAGACTTCATCCTAAACGCTATAGAACAGGGTGTTTTCCCTGGTTCAGTAGTAAAACACGACTCAGGTAAAAGAAGTACTTACATTCCACGTAAGGCTTTCTTCGATTACATGAACAATTACTATAGAGCTCCTTCAGATAAGTTGATTGCAGCAGTGGTAGAGGAGCTCACTAAAAGAAAGACAATTGAATAAGTAGCTTTAGTTGCTCGTAGGCACCTAAGGCCAAAGAAGGCAAATAATATTATTGTAGAATGTTTCGTTTTCATTTTTTTGGAAATACCCTTCGTATGTGTATCTTACATTGAATATATCAATCCTTTTTAAATAATTTGTCTGTTGATCAAATAAATGCTTTCTTTGGCGCTAAGTGCTTATGAGCATATAAAAAAAGAACACACGACAGCCATCGTGTGCTCCCACTCAATCTTCTCGGAAAAGATTGAAAAAATCAGACAGTGCTAATTGTAGCACAGAAAGAGGAAATTATGAATAGTAAAAGAATCGTATTGATTGCATTTAACGCATTTGTTTTAGGCACAGTAATCTCAATGATTACATCAGGAAGTAATTGGGATAGTACAGCCGTACATGTCTCAAGTGCTTTCTCATTAGGATTAAACATCCTATTTCTAGAATATATCGGGTTAAAGGGGGATAAATAATCATGCTCAAACACGTAGAAACACCATTCCTACACCTTGAAATTAAAAACGGGAACTGTGAAGTAACAGGAACAGGAAACACATGGCATTACTTACTTCTGTTTGCCTTTGCTGTTAAAGCAGCAAAAGAAGGACAATTCACAAACGGCTTTGCTAATAAATATGAAGAAAGAGAATTCAATAGAATTCTAAATAAGGTATATGAATGTCCTGATGCTGCAATTGAAGCGTTTGGGCAGTTAGGTGATGTAAATAGTTATGATGCAATCTGTGAGGCTTTGGAGAAGCTAGACAACTTGTTTGAGGGGGATTACTTAGATGGAGAATAAGAAAGATATTCTAGAGAGCCTGTTCGAGACTCTCACTAGAACTAGAAAGTGGAAAGATGAAATAGCAGAAATGCTATATCACAAGGATAAGAACGGCAATGAAGAGGTCACTGTCAGACTTTATGAAGGTAATGCAGAAATGCTTATTGACGTTACTGGAGATAGTGGCATGGCTCTCATTAAAGATGTTATTAACGCTTTAGAGGAAATACGATGACCTCTTTCAAAGGATTGTTCGATTGCATCTATGAAGAAATACCAAAATCAAAAGAAGGATGGCTCTCTCAGAGACGAAAAGGTATCGGTGGTTCAGATGCTGGAATCATTGAAGGTGTCAACCGCTACACTACTCTTCATGAGTTGTGGGAAGACAAGACAGGCAGACAAAAAAGACCTCAGGTAACCAATCACACTATTGAGATGGGTAATCGTCTAGAGCCTGTAATGTTCAATTTATTTGAAGCACTCTATGGCGATGACTATGAAGTCATTGACACAAAGGATTACTCCTTATCTCGTAAGGATAAGGATTGGATGCGAGCCAACTTGGACGGCGCTCTAATCAGAAAAGAAGATGGATCAACAGGAATACTTGAAATAAAGTCAACCACTATTAATAAGTGGCAGTACTTCCAAGAAGAATGGGGCGATGATTCGATGCCTCAGACATATTACTGCCAGTGCCTGCACTATCTGAATGTGACAGGCGCTGAATTCGTTGTCTTATTCGCTATTGCCATGATGCCGTGGTGCGATGAAACCAAGACAATTGTAAGAAGAATTGAAAGAAGCGAGGTGCTTTTGGATCTAATGCAGCTAGAGGCTGATGAAGAAGCCTTCTGGAAAAAGCACATCGTGGAAGATATTGAACCAAATTTTATTTAAAGGAGAAAAAGAATGAGATTTAAACAAGAAATTAAAGACCGTCTCTATGGCGGTCACATCGGAATCGAAACAGACAAGATTGATTTTGAGATTCTCAAAGTCATGCTTGCTGATGACAACAAGAAGATTGCAGGCGGAAAGCCAGTAACTGAACTAGCATGGCCTTTTGGTGCAATCACAGCACTCACTGCAGTTAATGACAATGGTGAAGTATTCGCTGACAAGCAGATTGACATCAGATACGAACAAGTGAAGTTCAAGGATGCAATCATCGATGAAGAAGATACACAGCCTATTGATGCAGATGTCAATGAAGTTGCTGAGATGCCTAGTTTAAGTGTTGTGAAGGTCATTCCAGCGCAGATTGAAGGATGTAACGTAAAACACTTCAAAGAGGCTGTAAAGTCTTATTTGAAGCGCTATGACGGCATTGTAGTGACTGCAGACAACTATAAAGAGTTATCTGACGTTGTTTCTAAGCTGAAGAAAGAAAAAGACAATGTCAATGAAAGCAAGAAGGCAGTCAAGAAAGAAGCAATGAAAGTCTACACAGATTTTGAGAACGATATGAAAGAAGTTCTTAAGATGTTTGATGCTTCTATTAGCTCATTATCTAGTGATATTAAGGAATTTACAGATAAGGAAGTAGCAGAGAATGACATGGTTGTAAGAAAACTCATTAATAAGGCTCTTAATGATTATGTGCATAGAAATGATTTTGATGGATATTGTGCAACCAAAGTTTTCTCTATTGATCCACGCTGGAGTTCTCTCAAGAAGTTCATCAACAACAAGAAGCCAACCAAAGCATTAGTAGATGCAATCAAACAGGAATGTGAAAGAACTAAAGAAACATATAAATCATATATGCAGCGCTGTGAGTCTTTAGACATCTATTTAGAGGCTAGATGTAAAGAAACTGATGTTGATCAAGAGATGATTGATGTGAGTGTCTATAAAGATAAGTTAAGAGACGGCTCTTTTGAAGACATTAAGCCACTTCTCGAAAGAAGATTTAGAGAAATTATCAATAGACGAGATGAACAGGAACATCAGAAGAAAGAAGAAGCGAAAAAGGAAGAAGTTAAGCAGCAGGAAAAGCCTGTAAATGCTTCTCCAGAAGAAAATGAACCTCTAAAGATGCTGGTTGGTAAAATCGTAGGAACAAATTCAGCACTAAATGAATTAAAAACATCTCTAGACTACCTCAAAGCCAAATATGATGGTTGTTTCGATTATGATTTAAGATTCCCTAGAAAGAAGAAAGAAGGTAAATAACAATGACAGTTAAAAACAGTTTAAGAAAAGACACAACAAACAAAGCAAAATTCAGTACTTTTATCGCAAGCCCAGCAGTACAGAGAAAAATCAATGATGTTGTTGGCGGTAAGAATGGAACACGTTTCATCGCTTCTATTACTTCTACAGTTGTCAATGATCCAAAGCTTCAGGAATGTGAGCCTAATAGTATCATTACTGCTGCATTTCTTGGCGAAGCGCTCAACTTATCTCCTTCTCCCCAGTTAGGACAGTACTACTTTGTACCTTACAAGACTAAGAGAGGAACAGTGGCACAGTTCCAGCTTGGTTATAAAGGCTACATTCAGCTAGCTATCAGAAGTGGACAGTATAGAAAATTAAATGTTATTTCAATCAAGGAAGGGGAATTAATCCGTTATGACCCTCTAAATGAAGAGATTGAAGTCAGATTGATTGATGATGAACTTGTAAGAGAGAATGCTAAGACAGTCGGCTATTATGCAATGTTTGAATATACAAACGGCTTCAGAAAGACAATGTACTGGTCAAAAGAGAAGATGGAAGCACATGCGCTTAAATACTCTCAAGGATATGCAGCAGATAAAAGAAAAGGCACTAACTGGACATTCTGGTCTAAAGATTTCGATGGAATGGCATATAAGACTATGCTCCGTCAGCTGATCAGCAAGTGGGGTATCATGTCAATTGATTTGCAGAATGCCATTGATGCTGATATGGCGGTAATCAATAGTGATGGTACAAAAGAGTATGTTGATGCTCCTGTTACATTTGTAAACGATGAAGAACCACAGGCACAGGAAGAAGCGCCTAAAGCAATCGAACATGAAAGTTCAGCGCCTAAAGCACCACAGCCACACGAAGAAGCTGACAAGGTTCTAGAAGATGCTGGAGTCAATACTGATTTCGGCGATGCTGAATTTGGTGACTTTGGCGAAGATTATGATTATGAACAGTTCTAATTAAAGAAAGGAAGACATGAAAGATGGATGAAAAAAGAAGATGGATCAAGTTGTATATGATGGACTACGATGAAGTCTATCATGATTCAAAAATGCTACACCTTTGGATTGACATCCTTCTTCATGCCAATCCTGTTGACTATTATCACCATGGTCAACTTATAAAAAGAGGACAATGCATCCTGTCTCTTAGACAGGTATCAGAAAGATGTGGGATGGCGAAAAACACCATTACTAAATATCTTCACCTCTTAGAAGAGTGCGGAAAAATCAAATTAGATATATCTAGAAAAGGCACTCTTATAACAGTTGAGAACTGGGACAAATATCAGAACCGTGTCTCACCTAGTGTCCTAAAAATAGGACAAGAGGTAGGACAAGAGGTAGGACAAGAGGTAGGACAAGAGGTAGGACAAGAGGTAGGACGTAATAAGAATAAAAGAATAAAAGAAATAAAGAATAAAAGAAGACTGTCTGTCAGTGACTCTGACTTGTCTAATTTAAAATCTTTTCTTATTGAAAATGACTTTGAAGAAGTTGCCGATGAAGTAATAGAAACATGCAAGCTCTATGGACTTGAAAAAATAACCAATCTAAAGAACTTTGCTTTAGCAGTAGCAAAAGAAAAGAAATGGGACCATAAGAAAAAGAAACTTAAAAAAAGAGTAACCGAAGATGATAAAGAAGAAATGAGAAGATTGATGGAAAGTCTAGGAGGAGATTTATAACATGACAAATTTTGAATATTACAAAGATGAATTAGCAATGAGGGGTTTTAATTTCTCGGTAGATAAAATCACTGGAAAATTATCGGAGTGCAGTTCTAAAAACTGTGCTGGATGTAAGTTTTGTCATCCGATAGAAATAAACGGAAGAACTAAATTAATGTGTTCAAAAGACAGTGTCGTTAGATGGTTATATCAGAAGCACAAGATAAAAATGAATGCACTGGAGTACGGTTTACTTGAATATATGCTATCTGAAGGTTATGAATGGGTATCACGTGATGATGATTTCACAATCACGTTCTTCACATTAAAGCCAGTTGACAAGGATGGTACTTGGTTCTCTCCTGAGAACGGAGTAGATGAACCACTCAATTGTGTTCCTCTTTGTGAGAAGTTATTTGAATTCTTAAGAGAAGGCGAATTATTTGAAATAAATGAATTACTAGGTACATGTGAGGTGGTCAATGATGCTGAAGAATAAAGAAGAGAGAACCTCATTTTTAAGAAATGAGAAGAATTGGGAAGTTGAGTATTTAACACCTGATATTAGAACGCTGACTTTAAAATTAACACCTAAACTATATGTCAGAAAAATTCAAGTGATGGGTTTTAATAAATATTTTAAAAAAAGTGGATGGTATACGCAGTTTACTAAGTTCTATTATCCTGATGATCTATATTACGGTCCTAATACTTCAGATACAGAATTATTGCGATATTTAACTGCGCATAAAAATGATGATTACATTGAAGACTTAGAAGTAAAAGGAGAACAGTAAAATAATGAGAATAAATGAAGTGTTAACAAGAGTCGATGAAGATGAACTCATTGACATTAGATGTAAAAGTTGGAATTTTTGTATACAAGGAACAAAATGGGAAATCACTCATAGTGACACATTCATGGATAACCATTTTGGAGATATGTTAGTAACTCATATTGAAGTAAATGATT